CATACTGTTTTATTTCTAGACAGCCAATCATGCCGCAAATAAGGTCGCGTGCGCGGCTGATTGTCGGGTTGCGTAGCGCGACGGTGCGGTCGGCGCCTGTGGTGTAGTTGATGAAACTACCGACGAGTGGGTTGCCTGCCGCTCCGGCTGCGGCCTTGACTGCAGGTTCAACAGGTTTGCGCGTGAACAGTGCCATGCGTACAGATTAGGCGACTCGACGTGGCTTTGCGGTGCCAACGATGGCGCGTCGCACTGCAGGCGCTGGTCGTGACGCGATGCCAGCGGCCCACACCAGACAGCGCGCCAACTCGATTGGCCCTGGCGATTTTGTTGACGACAGGGCGATGGCGCCTGTAGTGCGTACCGCAACCGCGCGACCGACGTGTTCTGCGAGCATCGTCTCGCCGGTGTGCCACAGTCGCCGCTCTTGCAATGTTTGTTTGACGACGGCTGTGAACCTGCAGATTTCGTTGTACCCGACGATGATGCGCCGTCGCTGTATGTCGGTCGGGCATGACACGTCGAGCGTCGGCGTTATTGCCAGGACGAGTTGCGGGTTGTCGAAGATTTGTTTTTGTACCGACTCCCAACACGCCGCAATTGTGTCAACCATAAACGCAACCGTCGCAGTCATTTGTCCGTGACTGTTGACATTGACGCGCACGCCGACGTACCTGCCGTCGTCCATGCTGACCTCAACCGCCATGACGCCGCCTGGCTGTGGCGGCGATTTAGCGTGCAGTTCCTGCCACAGGCCAGGCTGCAGCCACGACTGGTCAGTTTGTGTCCACAGGTTCACACTAGAACGCAGGAACGCGGCACGGTTGGGTGCGTGCGATTCGGCCTCCAGCGACTCGAGCGTGATGGTGTGTCCGAGCGCTGGGTTGGCGTACGCCCAGGCGTCGGCGGTCATCGGGTCAACGTCTGGCGGCGGTGAGTATTCCGCCAGGTAGATGCCGACGTCGTCGCCAGTGTCAATGCCGCGTAGCGCCGCCTCGCGCCATCGCAACATTGCGACGGATTCCTCCGTGCCGGCGGTGGAGTAGAACAGCGCTAGGGGATTTGGTACTGCGCGTTGCGTCGGCATAAATCCGATGTCAAGACTGTCGGAGTCAATGCCCCACAGTTCGTCGCCAATCAGCACGTCAACGCCTGACAGGCCGTGCGGCGCCGACGGTCGCGCGGCCTTAACCATCCACTTGCTCAGATTGATGACCACCTGAGTTCGTCCGTACGACCAGGTCGGCACGCCGCCGAAATGTTTCTCAAGCACAGGCGCCAAGTCCTGAAACATGGCTACTGCAATGTCCAGCCGGTGCGCGAAAGACACGATGCGAACAGGCCTGTTGACAATTTGTGCGTATTCGGTCAACAGCCAACCGATGGTGGCGGCGATGCAAACACTCTTGCCCTGTTGACGCGCGGTTGACACAAGCGCCACACGGTTGCACCAGCGGCCCTGCGCGTCGTACGACAATTGTTGCTGCAAAACGTGCTGCTGCCAGGGCATTAGCGTCACGCCTAAGTAGTCCAGCGCCCACTTTGTCACGGCAGGCCCATACGAACCGGCAACGTCCGACACAATCGTTTCCAATCGCGGCAAGTCATGACGGTTGTGTGCGGAATCGTTTGGTTTCTTGGGCGAGACAGAGTTTGATGGGCGTCGGGGGCTTCTGTGTTTGGCATCCAAACGGATTGGCTTGTCGGATGTGGGTCGCTTGCGTGTGGGCTGTCGCTTTGCGTTGCCGTACCTAGCGCCGCGTCGTCCGTTGCACGTCGCGCATGACGGCACAAGGTTGTCCATTGTGTCGCCGCCGCCTTTGTCGTACTCGACCAGGTGGTCGGCCTGTGTTGCTTTTCGTTTCTTGCACCAGTGGCAGGTAGGTGCATCGCGTAGTAGTTCTGCGCGGTTGCGTTTGTATTGCGCGGTTTGTTTGCGTCGGCCTCGGTTTTTGTTCGGCATGGGGGACTACCGCTGACGCGCTTCGCTTGTCCTGGCGCCCTCGCTGCGCTCGGTTGCCCTCGGCGCAACGTAGCGAGGTTGCTGTCGTGTCCGGTCGTGCTGCCCTGTTTTGCTTTGTGCGTTCATGGTGTTGTTGTGTTGCATCGACTTTACTGCGGGACGGCCCCTGGGTCCCGCTCCGTCCGATTTACGCTCGGGTCACACTGCCGCGTCGCCGTTCTTGCGCGCGGTCTTGCCATGCCTGTCTGAAGGGCGAACTGGCGATGATTAGTCGTCGAGGATTTTCACCTGCACCAGGTCACGCCGCCTGGGAGCACCGATGCAATCGGCGTACTTCAGTTGTCGCGTTTGTCAGGTAGCGCCGTCAGTGCGTCAATGACCTTCGAGGCTTCGGCCTTTGTTAGGTCTTTTGCGCTCACGATGTCCCTCCCGATTGCGTCCGCGCAGAATACACGAAGGTCCTCGGGCACTGTCAAGCCCTTGCGTTTTGCCGTTGCGGCAATCATCTTTTTTTGCGGTTGCGACGCCGGTGCGTCGGCGCTTGCCGTCTTGCGTTGCTCGCGCGCTTCGGTGACCATGCGGTCAATCTGTTGCTCGTGCGTCGGGAACGGGTCCTCGCTGCCGTATGGTGCGGCGTTGCGCGGCGGGCCGGCGCGGTGGAACACTTCGTTAGCCGATGCCTGTTTGGCGAACGCGCCAGGCAACATGATGGCGACCAGGCGGCCCAGGGCCGACGTCGCTGCGTTCATCTGCTCCGAGTCGCGTGTGTAGGGCGTGGTGCCAGGGAACGGCTCCCAGCAGAACGCAACGGCAGGCAACTGGTCGTCGGGTGTGCGCCATGCGGTAATGCGTACTTCAAGAAACGTCTTGTCGCCGATGGTGACGATGCGCGGCGCGTCCTCCTTGATGCGTACGTCTGGGAACTTCTCCGACAACATTTTCAGTCGCGCCGGTACGTCAACGTAATCCTTCAGGTCCCAACTCATTGCTGCCTCCGTTGTGGTTAGTTGAGCATCGTGCCAATCGGGTGTAATGCGATTTGCGGTACAAAGTACGCAGGGTACGGCACGTCGTCGCGCCAGAACAGCGGGTCAATGCAGTCGCGCAACGGTTTCCAGCCGCGCAAATGCGCCTCGACCTTGCGCGGGCCGACGATTGCCAGCGTGACCAGGACGTAGGGGCCGTGCGGGTCGTAGTCGTGCACAATCAAGCAGCCATCATGCCGGTCGGTGCCGCGTACTTGGACGCCGTTGACGTCGTTGTCGGGGCCGTAGTCGTCCCATTTCTTTGACCAGTCCCAGGTGACGTCAAGCGCCTGGGCGACTGCGTACTCGCAGATTACGCCGATGCGGTTGATGCGTCGCACGAGTTGCGGTGTCAGCGTGATGTTGTAGTTGCGGTGGTGGTTGCCCCATTGGTTGATGCGCGCCTCTGCGAGTTCCTGGCATTGTCGCAGTTCCTTGTCGGCAATCGTGACAATCATCGTGACCTCCCTATGGCCTCAAGTGTTGCTATTTCGGATTTGAGTTCTTCAATGATGCGCGACTGCCAGTGAATGAACATAATTGCCTGGAACGTGATGTGCGCCGTCGCGTAGTCGGGCGTGTTGTCGTGCACGTCGCTGAGGTCCGACACGATTTTCTCAAAGTGCGTCATCGTGACGCCAACATAATCATTGCCGTTGCCAAAAACAGGATGGCGACGACTCCGAAGTCGGTGAGCGTCATTTGAGCGCGTGCCAGTGATGCCAACCTGCCCTTGCACCTGTCCAGCCCTCCCAGATTGCTAGTCCGACACGCAGGTTAATAATCGGGTCATACAAGGATTGACAATCGCCTAGGCCGTGTGTCTGCATCCAGCCGGCAGGCCAGTAGCGGTTAGGTGTGCACCAGGACGGCATGTGGATTTGGAGCAGGCCGACGGATTTGCCGTTGTCGCCGACGGCGGCAGGGTCACAGCCCGACTCCAGGCGCATGGCGCGCTCGAGCGTGTCCAGGGCGATGTCGGGCCAGCCGACGTGCCAGGCGATTGCGACCCAGCCGTCACAGTCGCCCGCCGCTGGCAGGGGGGCTGTCGGTGTGGGGGTCGGGGTCGTTGTCGCAACAGCGGGGCTGTAATGCGTTGTGGCGGGCACTGTGGCGGGGACCGCCTGGGTCGTAGGACTGGTTTGGGAGGGGTCAACTAGGACCCAGGCGTACAGGCTTACTAAGCCTGCGATGAGCATCTTAGTCAATGCGGTCATGCGGGCGCCTCCGTGAACGGTGCGACCTGGTGGCGGTCGTCTAGTCGAGTCGGCGGTCCCCACGACTCCCAGGTGCTTTTACGGAACGCGACCTGTGCCAGCATAGATTCTTCGGTGCCTTTCTTGCGGAATGTTTGCACCATGACCTGCGTGCCGTCGGGCAACGTGCCGGTGAATACCTCGTACAGGATGATGACTGGATGATTGTCGTCTTGCGACATGGGCTGCCCTCCCTTGTGGTTGTAGGGACGACCCTACTGGACGCCTATGCGACGGTGGGGAATGCCTTGCGAAACGCCTGCTCGACCAGCGCGGCGTTTTCTGCCATAGGGCGCGTAATCTCAATGTGCAGCCAGTCGCCGTCGGGGGCGCCTGTGATGGTCTTTTTGGCGTACTTGACCCAAGCCTCGGCGGCGTGCGGTTTGGCGACAGGTGCGCCTACGCGGTCGCAGCGCCATCCGCGTCCGTACTCTTTGGGCCAGTAGTCCAAGACGCACTGGATGCCCAGCACCTGCCAGTTGTCGAGCGCCTGCTGCAGCCATTTGACTGCCTTCATGCGACCGTCTGACACGCCCAGGCCCTTTGACTCCATGTACCGGTACGACAGGTCCATTGCGACGCCGCGCGCATGGTTGCTGATTGTGTTGCTGCCTCGAATGTCGCGCATGGCGTAGGTGCCGTTGTTCCACAATGCGCCGCCGGAGTGTTTGCACGCAAGTTCGGCCCATTTGCTCGTGCCTGGCAAGCCGTGCTTCATTACAGGGTACGTCGTCACCATGTAGGGCGTCGTCACGGTTTTGGCGGGTCCTGTTTGTTCTTGATGTTGTTTGCCGCGACCAGGCCGCTCAACGTGCCGGTCATAAACACGACGATGGTTGACATAAGGTCAATAAAGGCGGCGTCG